CTTTGGACTCGAGGCCGCTGCCCGAGTCAGAGCGGTCCAGCAACAGGAAGCCTTCGTGGTACTGGATGGACTGGCCAACCAGGGCGTTAGCCATCCAGTCGCACAGACCGGCTTCGGTGAGTTTTTCGGGTGGCACGTACACCGGTGGGGTGGCTGCGCCAGCGTTAACGCCCAACCCGAGTTGGCTGCGCGTGGTTTCAACAATGGTTTCTGCGTTCAACATCAAATCTCCAGGCGTGAGTTGGCCTACCACCACCGCCCAGAGGGGCGCGGCGTTCGCGGTTCTTGAAGGTTCTTACCGGGCGAGGGGGCTGGTTTTCTCAGCCACCCCGCGGTCGGTCAGGCGGCCGGCCGTATGCCGAACATGCGCAAGTGCATGCGCAGGTCGTCAACACGGCGGTAGAAAGTGGCACTGGACATCCCAGAGGCCTTGGCGGCGGTGGGAATGTCGTGGTGTTTGTCGATAAGGTTGAAAAGATCCTGCTGGTCCTGATTCATGCAGGCCAGCGCGGCCTGGATGTCATGCAGCGTTTCGCTGTCCCTGAACAGGTCCCGGTCGTCCGCCCAAAGCGGAACGACGTTGTCGCCCGTTGTGCCGTCCCCCACACTCGCGTAGAAGTCTGGGTCGTTTGCCGCATCGCGTGGCTCAAAGACAGTCATCCGGATGCGCTGCTTCATGAGTTGATCCAACAGTTCTACAGCCCGGTGCTCGGAAACGAGGCCAGTGAAGGTGTTCATGCTCCCCTTTACCGGGTTGTACTGAGGGTACCGCTCAAGCAGTTCGAGCAGGATCGACTGCTCGATGTCTTCACGCTCAGCGCTGGACAGCCCGTGCCTTGCGGCGAGCCGGTAGGTGCGAGTGGCAGCGGCGTTCATGGCCGACTCTAGGTAGTGTTGATCAACGATGTTCTTGTTCATGTTCGTTTAGTGTTTTGTCAATGGTTAACGCCTTGGTTCAAGAAAAGGCACCCGCAGGTGCCCGCTCTAGAGCCGGTGAATTCAGTTCGGCTTGCCATCAGCCGGAACGATGCCATAGCGCATCATCCTCACGTCGATGAATGCTGGGTTGACACCGAAGTGCGGGGCCAGCGTCCGTGTAAACGTCCAGCAGTCCATTTCATAGGTGACCGGCGACCACACGATCTTCTTGTTGCCGTCCAGGGTCTCGGCAAACAAGGTCTCCTCCCCGTAGCTGATCTTGAGCGCGTGCTTGGGTGCCTCATCCATGATTGCCTCCCAGAGCACTTCGCGGGGCACCAACAGTGAACCCATGAATTCGTTCGCCCTGAGTTCTGAAAAGCGGATGTGTGAAGGCAGGTGCTGTCCAGCCTTATTCAATTGGTCGGTGGTCTCCGTCACGGAACGGAATGCGCGCACGGTGCCAGCGCCGGTGAGGTCTACCAGGGGTTGATTGCGATGCTGCGCCACAAGCGCAGGACCATCGAAAATTGCGTGTCCAAGTTCGTGCGCGAAGGTGGAGAGTTGCAGTTCGGCGCTCATGTTGGGCCCAAGGGGAGACACGCAAACTGACACTGCATCCACTGAACTTTCCGGGGTGAACTCAAAAAGGCCGAGGATGGGCTCCTGCTCGTTGTCGTGGATCGGGTGCTCAAGGTCAACCCAGACATCAAATGCCACGCCATTTACATGCAAGCGTTCAATACCGGCCAGGTCCTGGATTGTGAGTGCCCGGCGATCGGACACGCCAAGTTGTCGTCGAACATCCAGTGCTACGCGCTCGATGTCAGCGTTATTCAGGTAATGGGGCTGGCACTGGTGGTTGTGCCGGTACTGGAGCTTGATTTCTGACATGGGCACCTACTACGTGTTCTTGTGTTGTTTGCGGTACAGACGAACAGCCTCTGCGACATCCTGCTGCATGTCCGGGGGGAATCTGTTCGCCTCGATGAACAGATCGTCCTCGGTCACACCCAGAATTTGCGCGGCCTCTTTTATTAATTCATCTTTGGGCGGGTTTTCCCGGCCGGTTTCGATCCGCGACCAATAGGCTGGGCTGATCTTCAGGCGCTTGGCGAATTCGGTCAGCGTGATGCCGGCCTCTTCTCGCTTACTGCGCACGTAATTCCCAAAGGGGGTCATCGTTTTCCTCGGTTGCGGTTTTGTCGTTGCATTATACCGCAACGACAAAATTTCGCAAGCCTGACCTCTGCCCCGGACTCCACCCCGGTATTGCGAGGCACCCACGCTTGAGAAAGCGCACGGTCTGGGCCGGTATGAACCTTCATGCCTGCCCAAACCCATCGCCCCACAAAGAGGAAGCCCATCGAGCCGTCACCCGCTGCCATCGTGGGCGTCATCCTTGCTATGGCCGTCATTCGCATGCACGACCGCCAGGATGGACTTGATAACCTGACCGAACAGAGCGTTAGTACGGGGTGTCCTGACTACCAAGGAGAACCCCAGTGACTGAACCCATCGTGGCCCGCGTGGCCGCCCTAAAAACCGCCAGTACCGCCGAACTCAAGCAGATGTGGCGAGACCTCTTCCACCAGGACGCGCCTCCGTTCAACCGCCGCTTCCTTGAAACCCGCCTGGCGTACCGCATCCAGGAGTTGGCCTACGGAGGCCTCAAGCGGGAAACCGCTAAGCGCCTTGAGCTGCTGGGTGAACAGTTGGACGGGGGTAAGAAGGAGGTCCGGCGACGTCGCCTGGACAACCGTCCCATCGCCGGCACACGCCTGATCCGGGAGTGGCAAGGCGCACCATTTGAGGTTCTTGTGGGCGTCGATTACTTTGACTACCAGGGGCGACGCTACAAATCGCTGTCGGGCATTGCCCGCGCGATCACGGGCACGAACCGCAACGGTTGGGCCTTTTTCGGACTGGGCTCGGCAAGGAGTAGCGCATGACAGCAGAACGTCGCCTGATCTGCGCCATCTACACGCGCAAGTCCACCGAAGAAGGGCTGGACCAGAACTTCAACTCGCTGGACGCCCAGCGGGATGCCTGTGAAAACTACATCGCCAGCCAAAAATCAGAAGGCTGGCTCATGGCGCGGGAGCGCTACGACGACGGGGGCTTCTCCGGCGGCAACATGGAGCGCCCGGGCCTGAAAAAACTACTGGAAGACGTTCGCAGCGGCATGGTCGACATCATCGTCGTCTACAAAATCGACCGGCTGTCGCGCTCACTTGCCGACTTTGCCAAGTTGGTCGAGATCTTTGATGAGCACAAGGTCACCTTCGTATCGGTGACGCAAGCGTTCAACACCACCACATCCATGGGCCGGCTGACGTTGAACATCCTGCTGTCCTTTGCCCAGTTCGAACGAGAGCTGGCTGGCGAGCGAGTGCGCGACAAGATTGCTGCCTCACGCCAGCGCGGTATCTGGATGGGTGGAATGCCACCCCTGGGCTATGACGTTTCAGACCGCAAGCTGATACCCAACCCGGAAGAGGCGAAGGTCGTGAGGGAGATGTTCACGAGGTTCGCTGCGATGCCCTCGATGGCCACGCTTGTGAGAGACATGCGCGCCAGGGGCGTCACATCCAAGTCTTGGACCACCGGCAAGGGAATCGAACGCCAAGGTAAGTTGATCACCAAAGGCTACGTCTACAAGGTGTTCAAGAACCCTGTCTACATCGGTATGGCCGCCTACAAGGGGCAGCAGTACCCGGGCGAACACAGCGCCATCATTGATCAAGAGGTCTGGGACTCGGTGCAGGAATTGCTCAAAGCGGGTGACAAGCACGTCAAGGGCGGCTATGGAATGCGCGAAACCAAGGCGCCGTCCATGTTGCGCGGGTTGATTTTTTCCCCAGAGGGCCGGGCCTTCACGCCTGGCTGGACCAGCAAGGGTCCAAAGCAGTACCGCTACTACATCAACACCGACGCCATCAAGCTCGGCAAAGAGGCCTGCGAAGTCCGACGTGTGCCAGCCGGCGAAATCGAAGGGGTTGTGGTCGAGCAACTGCGGGGCGTGTTGAGAGCGCCGGAAATCCTTGCAGCGGCAGTCCGTGAAGTCACTTTGTCTCGACCAGACATCAGCGAAGCCGATGCAATCCAGACGCTGCAGTCGATTGACCAGGTCTGGGACAACTTATTTCCGACTGAGCAGGCATGCATCGCCAAAGCGCTGATCGAACGGATCACGGTGCGCAAAGACGGGATCAGCATCAAGTGGAAGTCCACAGGCATGACCAAACTGCTGCGAGACACGGTCCGCCAACAAGCCTACATGGAGGCTGCATGAGTCAGGCCGCGCAAATGCCCGAAACGACCCACATCCCAATGACCTTTCGACCGCGGGGCGGCAAAACGGTCATCGTCCTGCCGGATGGATCGCGAGGTGTGGTGCGCCGAGAGGCCACGATCGACAACACCATGATCAAGGTGATTGCCCGCGGGTTCAGGTGGCAGCGCCTGCTTTACGACGGGACCTACGCCACCATCGAGGACTTGGCTGCAGCAGAAAAAATCAATCCGTCCTTTGTGAGCCGGATCCTGCGGCTGGCTTACTTGTCGCCCACAGTGGTTCAGGCGATCCTTGAGGGATCGCACCCTGCTTGGCTGACCATGAAAGACCTACTGGAGCCGTTCCCTATGGATTGGAAACAGCAAGAGAAGAAGCTCCTGGCTCAGTTCCGGCTGGATGCTTCAAGAGCGGCATCCAAAGCGGTCTGAAACACTGCTTTCATCTGATCATCACCGATGCAGATACCCAAGAATTTTCTCAACGACGAAGCAAACTCCATTCAAGTTGATCTCTGGATGCAATCCCAGCAAACCTTCAGATTTGACCGTAGCGCCTGGCTCATACGGTGAGCCCCCACAACAGACAATTGCGCTGAAAAGTACGGTAGTATTGGCAAATCTTGGCAATCCCTATTCATCATCGGCAAAGGCGAGACGATGGCAGACCCGAAAGGTGAAATTTTGACCCTAGACGAGGTGGCCGTCTACTTAAAGGCTGGCAAGCGCACCGTCTACCGCCTCGCGGCTGAAGGTAAGCTTCCCGCTTTCAAGCTTGGCGGAACGTGGAGGTTCCGTCGCAGCGACCTGGATGAGTGGATTGCCGCCAATCTGACCAACAAAGATTCGGGGGCAAGCGACTGATGGAACTGATCGACAACATCAGCCGCCTGCTGGGCGATGATCTAAAAGAAACACTACGGCCAGGCGCGCGCCTCAGGGTAGCTGCCTCTTGCTTTTCGATGTATGCGTTTGAGGCGCTGAAAGCCGAGCTAGAAAAGATAGACGCGCTGGATTTCATCTTCACCTCGCCCACCTTTGTTCCCAACGAGGTCGCCGACAAGATTCGCAAAGAGCGCAAGGAATTCCACATCCCCAAGCTCGACCGGGAGCGCAGCCTTTACGGCAGCGAGTTTGAAATCCAGCTGCGCAACAAGCTGACCCAGCGAGCGGTGGCCAAGGAGTGCGCCGAGTGGATCCGGCGCAAGGCCAAATTCAAGAGCAACCGCACCAAAGCGCCAATGCAGCAGTTCGCCTGCGTGCAGACTGGCGGCACCGACACGGCTTACATGCCTCTGCACGGGTTCACGGCTGTCGATCTCGGTTACCAGCAAGGCAATGCGGTATCAAACCTCGTCAACAAGATGGACGAGGCACCCTTTGCTGCAACCTACCTGAGCCTGTTCGATCAGATCTGGAACGACCCCGAAAAGCTGGAGGACGTGACAGCACAGATTTGCGAGCACATCGCCTCGGTCTACCAAGAGAACTCACCCGAGAGTATCTACTTCCTGATGCTCTACAACATCTTCAACGAGTTCTTAGACGACATCGATGAAGACGTCCTGCCCAACGACCGCACCGGCTACCAGGACACGCTGATCTGGAACAAGCTGTTCAACTACCAGAAGGATGCAGCTACTGGGATCATCAACAAGCTGGAAACTTACAGCGGCTGCATCCTTGCCGACAGCGTCGGCTTGGGCAAGACCTTCACGGCCCTGGCAGTCGTCAAGTATTACGAGCTGCGCAACAAGTCAGTCTTGGTGCTATGCCCCAAGAAGCTGGCGGATAACTGGCTGAACTACAACCGCAACCTCAAGACCAACATCTTTGCCCGCGACCGGTTCAACTACGACGTCCTCTGCCACACGGATCTGTCCCGTACCAGCGGCGAGTCCTTCGGTACGCCGCTGAACCGAATCAACTGGGGCAACTACGACCTCGTCGTCATCGATGAGTCGCACAACTTCCGTAACAACGACGCCTACAAGGATAAGGAAACCCGCTATCAGAAGCTGATGCGCAAGGTGATCCAGGAAGGGGTCAAGACCAAGGTGCTGATGCTGTCGGCCACGCCAGTCAACAACCGCTTTAACGACTTAAGAAACCAGCTTGCATTGGCCTATGAGGGAGACTCGGCAAACCTGAGCAAGAAGCTGCGTGCAGCCAGGAGCGTTGAAGACATCTTCCGTAATGCACAAAGCGCATTCAACCGATGGTCGAAGCTCCCCCCGGAAGAACGTACCGCGCGTGCGATCCTCGACTCACTGGACTTCGACTTCTTTGAGCTGCTCGACAGCGTCACCATCGCACGCTCGCGTAAGCACATCCAGACCTTCTACGACACCAAGGACATCGGTCAATTTCCGGAACGCCGCAAACCGCTGTCGTTTCACTGCCCGTTGACCGAGCGGTCGGACGTGTTGGGCTTCAACGAAATTTTCGAGCAACTCTCCCTGCTCAAGCTGGCCGTGTATGCGCCCATCAGCTACATCCTCCCCAGCCGTCTGAAGAAGTACGAGGAGATCTACGACACCAAGGTCGGCGGCAAGGGCACGCTGCGCCAAGCCGACCGCGAAAAGAGCCTGCAGGCCCTGATGACGGTCAA